TCAAAACCTACTTCTTTGTTTTCTACATCCAAAGCATATAGATGTAAGTCTCCAGTGTCTAAACAAATTACAGATGTAAATTTTCCATTAGATGATATCTTATTATCAGATATTTTTTCTATAGAGTCAACCTCTCCTACAATACCAAACTCCTCACATAATACTTGTTTGATTCCATACTCTATGCTTCTGGTATCAGGTATATTTTTTATATCAATATACTCAGGAAACTTATAACTGTTCCTAATGTTTAATAGTTGACTTGCCATTAGAAATAATTAAAATTAATGTTGGCTCTGTACTGTTGATCTGTGCATGTTGTACTATGATGAACCTTAGTAGCATCAAACCTTAGCAAACGATTTGCAATAGATTCTACTTTCTCATCACCGATAACTGTATATCCATCGTTAGTATTCAGATAAAGAATTGCTGCCTTATGTTCAAAATCATAATCATAGTGATCATGATAATGATATAGAGTCTCAGTTCTAGGATATAAATTTACCTTTACACGTAACAATGCTTTTGCTCCAAACATGAATAGGATAGGAACAATACATTGATCAAAGTGATTACTGTTTGCTCTATGATCATGATGCATAAGGTGAGTAAAATATGGATGTTTTTCTACTCCATGACCAGAGACATCAGTATTCATAAACCAAGGTGTATTCTGAGAAAGCAGAATAGTATTCTGAACAATATTGAATAGATCAGGTGCTAAGTAATTGTCAATAATTTCCATTTTAAATCTCCAAAAAATCGTTGTTTAAAGGCATTGTGGTACCACATAGAAAGAGTGTATCTATCTCTTTTAATTACATTTGATACACCGTGACGAAATTCCATTCCATCAAAGTAAACTGTTCTTCCAGAAAGAGGTTGAACATCTACTCCTTCAATAACAGTATGACCACCAATGTAGTTGTCATTCAAATATGTTATTGAAGCTCCTGTTGTGGTTTTCCTTGTTCTATCTTTATGAAATACTTTACAAGCACCACATGGATACTTTACTATTTCAACATTCTGTAGAACAGAAAACTCTTTGTCAGTTACCTTACTCTTTACATCTTTAGCAAGGCTAAGAATTTCATAGTATGTTTCTGGTAAATTGTATTTACCAATTCCTCCTTTATCCATACTAAGAACTCTGGTCTCATCCCATGTATATGTTTTTAGGATATTGTCTTTAAAAAAATTAATTATCCTTTCTACAAAATCATCACTTAGATCAATGTGTGAAATATGAATCATTTGAATGGTGCTCCAATGCTCCAACTAACAAGAGAGTATCTAGTTCCTTCTGTAACTTCACGAACTCTATGATATACAAATGCAGGAAACACTACTAATGTTCCTCTAGTTGATAGTTCTTCAGCAACTTTAGTTTCTGTTCTATTGAAATGAAACTCAAGTTCTCCACCTTTAAACTCAGATGGATCATTTAGTAATAATGTTGTAGAAAGTTTTCTATACTTTCCTCTCATATTTACGTTAGTGTCATCTGCTGGATAAACATAATGATGTTGATCTGGATGCCAATCATAAAATTGACCAACATCATATTTTGTAAACTGTAACATCTCTGTCCAGTCCCACTGAAAATTCCATCCTGCACCTGCATTAGCAGCGTCAATATATTTTTTTAGAATATTATAAATCCAAGGTTGATCTATCCATGAGATGTGGGAGTTCCTTGTCTTAAATAAATTCTCTTTCTCCTCGTCTTTTACTACTCCTGTATTTTCTCTATTAATGTCACCAAGTTCAAAATTCTCTTGCATACCCATCTTGATGATGCGGTCGCATTGTTCTGGAGTAAAGGCATTCTGAAAATACCAATAGTTATAATTAAGATTCATCAGGCTCCATTATATTGAGTATAGTCAAAGTTAGGGATCTTATAAGTATACCATCCCGTTGTAATATATTTAGTTTCGGTCTTGGAAGGCACACCACGATGAACATGAGTCCAGTCTACTGGCCACATGACTGTCAATCCTTTCCTTGGTTGTATTTTAATCTGTTGATGAAACCACTCTGTTTCTCCACCATCAGTTACTGTGTTTAGATATGTCATGAATACAAGATGTCTCGTTGCAACTAGATCAGACATAGTAGATCTCTCCGTGTGCCATCCAAAAAAACCTTCACTAGGATTATATTTCTGGATATTAAAATTAGTATTCAATCCCCAAATATCTTGATTGGTAGAACACCATGGATATTTAAGAATATATTGATCACATACATTATTCAACTCTTTGAGATAATCTTGTATTCTACTGTCAATATTTCTAGGAACAACTGTAACATCAGTTGATATTTTAAAATCTGGATTTACACCTTGACCAATAGCGCCAGGTTTTTTCTTATCTGATTCTTCAAAGAAAGAAATTAATCCATCACAAACTTCTTCACTGATGTACCATCCAGCAATGAAGTTAGGTGATTGTTGTGGAACACTAAACTCATTCATAATGACATGTTAAATGAAATAGCAATCTTTTCTTTACAGTCTTGTTTCTCTGTACCGTGCATTATATCACTTGTAAACAATAAAAGCGAGCCAGGTAAACACGAGTATTCACAATGTTGATGGTTTCTTTCATTCCACTCATCTGGATCAGGAAGCATCGTAGGAGTATTAAAAAATTTTATCTTTTCATGAATACCACATTTCACATAATAAACTCCTGCTATCACAGATCCACCATGGTTGTGTGGAAAAAGATAGTCGCCAGGATAACTAATGTTTGCCCAACAATTTTGAATATGTAATGACTCTCTCTTCTTATAACCTAGAGCATCTAGATATAAATTTGCATGTTTATAAAATTCATCTACAAGACCATCTAGTTCTGCTACATCAAAAATATTTTTCTCTAGTCTATGTGTAGAATCTACATTCTTTAATCTTTCGCGACAAGTTCCAATACTAGAAAAGGCACCTTTGATTTGTTCCTCATAGGTGCCTAGTTTGTTATTTAAAATATTTGGTTGAAAATAAATCGCTTTTGGAAACCATAATGAAATCATAATGTTATTTAAAAATACTGTTTAACCCACATATGTTGTTGGTTGTCGTACACGTAGTTCACACGTTGTTCTTCAAAAGCTAGGACTTGTTGATATGTTTTCTTCTCTTCGTCCCAGATCCAACCCTTAGGATTTCTTTGTGCATTTACAGTATACTCAGATTCATCTTTATATGCAAGTTCTACTCCTCTATTGTCAGTAGTTTGGTTAGCTTGATATGGACACTCCCAGTGACATGCCTCTTCATCTAAGATAACGTGAGTTGCATTATGTCTTGGTGGAATAAAAGCATCTCTTTCATAATCATACTTACCACCAACGGCAGCATAATTTTTTCTCAAACAAGGTTTTTCATCAAACACAGGTTCAACGTAATCACCATTACTATTTGGATCAGGTTGAAATCTATGATGTCCTTTACATGCATTATATGAGGTTTGTCTCCAATCCCATTGTGGTGCTCCACCAAATAGTTCAGAGAGGAAATCAATTCCTTTCTGTTCTACTTCTTTACCTTCTTCATCTTGGAGAACTGCATCGTCCACGACGATAACGTCTACAACAGTTCCTACTCTATCTATTTTTGCGAAATGTGCCATGATTTTACTGGAATTTATACTTGACAATTACGATACCGCCACCACCATTGCCACCTTTGGGCTCTGGATAGTTACGAGGATCTTGGTCAGCAGCACCACCGCCACCTCCTCCAAGACCACCTGTGCCAGGATTTCCGTTAGCAGTAGGAGATAGAGCACCTACTCCACCACCACCAGATCCACCGTTAGGGTTATGAGGACCGCCAGGATAGTTTGCACCACCACCGCCTCCTCCATATGTAACAGGAGCTCCAGAGATTGCTGTGGTATATCCGTTGCCACCTCTTGCAGGTCCTGAGTTAGGTCTATTATAACCATTCTGTCCTGCTTCACTAGCACCGCCACCACCACCAGAAGTACCATTCTGTTGGTTAGCACCATAGCCGCCAGGATATCCTTGACCAGATGTTCCTGATCCACCAGGTCCTTCACCTGCTCCGTCAGTACCATTACCGCCACCAGAACCACCTGATTGACCAGGTTTATCCTGTTGACCACCTCCACCGCCACCAATAGCAGTTTGTGTTCCTAGTGAACTATTTCCACCAGGTGATCCAGCAGAGTTACCAGTTCCTCCATTTCCTCCACCACCAACAGAGATTGAGTATGAACCAGCAGATACAGCGTAATTGAAACCATCAGTTTTTAAAACGCCACCAGCTCCACCGCCTCCGCCAGAACCAAAGTTGTTAAAGTCTCCCGAAGCAAATCCACCGCCACCGCCACCGCCTGCGACGATAAGGTAATCAACTGTGTTACCAAAAGGTTGAGTTGAATCTCCAACCTCTGTTACAACAAAAGCTGATGCACTGTTAAAAGTATGAACACGGAAGTCACCATCGTTTTGAATTGCTCCTCCAGATGCTACAATAAATCCACCACCAGCACCAACAGCAGCTTTCCATTCTGTTCCATCATACACTTCAACACCACCCTCTTCAGAGTTGTAAATCATCATACCAGCACTGGCAGATAATGCATTTCTCTGAGAGTTAGTATATGATGGTAGTTGAAGTGTCCCTGTAATATTAAGGGTTCCAGCATTTAATGTAGACATAGTTTTTTATTGTCTCTGTGTTTCTTGCCAAATAAGTTCGCCATCATTATTAGGAGCATAAACATAAATTCTCTTTGCGTCTGGCTCCCAGCAGATTGCTCCTTCCTCTGCTCTTGGCATTCCATCCCTAGGATGAATAGGAAGGTCTACTGAAACGCTTGGGTTGGCACGCCCAACTGTTAGTTTTGCAGGAATAAAAGGCATAGCATAAGTCTCCTATAGTGTTATTTATAGGATATTCCAAACACCACCAGAACTGATGGTGACAGTATATCCACTTGCAATTGTGATAGGACCATATGATGCAGCGTTGTCTGCACCACCGATTGTAAGATTCTCAGAAATACTATTTCTGTTTCTCTTAACAACACCGTAGCTATCTAGGTATTGTGCATCACCTTCAACGCGAGTAATTCCTCTGATGTTTGCTTCACCACCAACATCTAATGTGTATGACGGATCTGCTCTGTTGATACCAACTTTAGATGATCTGTAGATATCAGTTCCGTTAGAAGCCTCTGTCCATCTAGAAGTAACAAACTCTGCATTGTTTTGGAATAGTTGACCATTGAAGTTAACATCACCTTGAACATTAAGTTTGTAACTTCTAACAGTATTAGTTTCTGGATCAGTTCCAGAATGTGCTGTTGTGTTAATTGCAACTGCATTGACATCTCCTTTGATTTGGAATGCAGGAGTTGAGTTCCAGTTGTTATTACCATTGCTATTAGATGCTTGAATTGCAAATAGGTGATTACCTGTTGTCTGCTGACTAATTCTAAAGCTTCTATAGTTGGCAGCACCAAACATAGTAATGAATGTACCAGAGTTATCATTACCATTGTCTAGGAAAATACCTTCTTGGAATAGAACTTTCTTATCAGCTTCAATCGCATAATTTGTTCCACTATTCTCAATCTTAAGACCACCATCACCTTGAACGGTTAGTTTGTTAGAAGAGTTGGTTCTTAGAACAATATCTCTATCAGATGCTCTACCGTTGATGACTAGGTTTCCACCTTCACTTGGGAAAGCACCACCAGCTCCACCATCACTTACCCAAATCCAAGCATGGGATGGGTCATCCTTATAATCATTTCTAGAATCAAGGTATAGATGATGGAATCCTCTAGTTCCTTGAAGTCTTAGTGCAGCTTCAGATCCACCCTTAATGTCAAGTGATAGACCAGCAGTAAGTGTTGTACCAGCATTAATACCAACGTTATCGTTAGATGCGTCAACGAATAGAGTATCAGTATCTACTGTAAAGTCATCTGTGACAGTCGCTTTACTTGAGAATGAAGCGTCACCAGAAACAGTCAACGTAGATCCAGTACCAGTAATGCTCAACGATCCAGACATGGTATCGCCAGCCTTAAGAACGTTCAGAGAAGCAGAACCAGTTAGGTTTGCAGTAATTGTTCCAGCAGAGAAGTTACCAGACGCATCACGCTTAACAGCAGTATCTGCAACGTTTGTAGTTTGGAATTCAATATTACCTGCGTTCCAAACAACGTTACCATTAACGTTAAATCCATCAGCGTTTGCAACTAGACAGTTTAGAGTACCAGAACCATCAGTAGCATTACCACCTGTTGCAACTAAACCTACGTTGTAGTTAGCTGGAGAAACAGATGAGTTAAAGTAAACGCCAGGTGAGGATGCAATACTATCTTTTCTACCCAATCTTAAGTTTGCAGTACCACCATCACTCTCTAACTTAGCAACTTGAATAGTGTTACCATCTTCAAGTGTAAAGTCTTGGAACTCTTTTCTGTCTGATGCAGAACCGATTGTTTTTGCACCTATAAAGTTACCAGTTATTAATCTACCAATAATAATTGTAAAGTCATTAGTATTATCTGGATCATT